TTCCTCATCATAGAACTTAACTTTCTTAATTTTTTTATAACTTCTCCAGTAAACTCTTAATACTCTAATATTACCATCAGGATCTGTATAATCTCTACTAAAGTTATGACCATTAATTTCAGCAATCCCTAAAAAGTCTTCAACTGAATCACGTAATAAAACATGGTTATTATCGTCATCACTATAACCGCCTTTAGAAGATCTTCCACCATATTCCATTATAATATCAATCTCTTTAGGTTTTATTTCACCATAAAAAGTATCAACTATCTTAGCAGGAGACCAATGATCTTCTATAACAATTATACTAGAATCTTCAATTCTATTAGAATTACCATTACGCACAGCCCTTACCTTTAGTGGATTAAGCTTTTCAAGTACAGGTTCATCAGCAACTATATCAACTTGATAGATTTCTTCTGCCATTATCATAGCATCTTTAAATCCATTATTAAATTTATAAGAAAACTGTTGTTCTTCCCAATAATGTTTAAGAATTTGATTAGCCATCTTTTCTCTAACATCTTGCCACTCATACTTCATATACTTCTCAAGATCTTTCATTTTCACTTCAAGTTCTTGTTCTGAATAATTACCTTGTATAAATTGTGTAATCTTTTGAGTTAAAACATTCTTTCTATCATTTTCTTTAGCTGTTATAGCATTAGGATTAGTTACTACTACAGACCAATCAAACCTACGTTTAATTTCTTCTCCTACTAATAAGTCTATCTTAGGTACTGCAATAGGATGATGTGGTATAGCTTTAGGTATAAAATCAGCATCAATCCCATAAGGATTAACTACTTCTTTCATATCATTAACGTTTATAATACCATTATATAAATTAAGGTTTATTACTCTATTTCTTAAAGATTGTCTAACCCCTTCATTATGATATAAAGAATTAGCATCTCCATGATCTACATTATTTTTTCTCCACTCTTTCCCCTTCTTAGAAAAACTAAGACGTTGAGGAGGTGTTTTTACATTCTGAAATGTTCCCATATTTAATATAATTATAAGCGTTCAATATACAAGAATTAAATATTTAATCCAAAACATACATCGAACGCATATAGCTTTTTACTTTATTAATTTGTCTAAACCCATACCACCTTTATAATTCTTATTAAAATAAGGATCATTAGCTAAAGTATTAACCTTTTTATATTGATTATCTTTAGCTGTTACAGTACGTTTTAGTCTATCTTCTCTTAGTATAAATAACATACCTGCTGCAGATACCCTATCAAAGTTACCATCAGGATTCCAATAAATTAACTCTTCAATATAACCAATAGATCTTAATCTATGTAGATTTAGTCGCTTATCATCAGAACCTTCCTCCATATTCACCTTAGCTAATAACCAATCTACTTGTAATAATCTAGCCCAACTATTCAATCTAGCATTTGCATTAGTTCCCAACGCTTTATTCCCATATACATTAGTTGCTTTAGTTAACTCCATATCTTTAATAATTTGAGGAGTAGGACTTAATAAATAAAGTGCATTTTTATTGTCAAAATAACTAAATAAACCTTTTAAGTTGTTCTCATAGTTAGCTTGAGCATTATAAAATATTAATAACTTTAATGTTATTTCATAAGCATCCTTTGCAGTTCTAGGTCTTCCAGTGTACTCAGCAACTATTCTATCAGTAAATGTATCCATTACTAACATTGAGAATAATGAATTACCTGTATCAGCGTCAATAGGGTCAATACCAGCAATATATCTACCACTAGCTATTTCTCCCCTACCATTCTTTTTAGGCATTTCAAATATTTCTACAGCACCTCGTTTATTAGCTGGTACATTAGAATATGATCTAATTGGATATAAACTTGGATTAGGAGTCCATTTAACTCCACCATCATTTTTATATGTTAAATCACCTACATAATGTTCAGCTAAGAAAGATTCTTTACGTGGAAATATATCTTCTAAATAATCTTTTAAATCAGCTACAGGAAATATAGTACCATCAACTCTTAATACAGCTTCTTGTGGTGTTATACATTCTTCAGCTTTCTTTTGTGTAATAGCTTTTGGATCTGATGAATTATATTTTACTAAAAATCTATCTTGTAATATTTCTATTAAAGCTTTTATAACATCAGATTCTCCTACAGATTCATCATAACATTTATTACGATTTATATAAGCACCCCAGAAGTACCCACAGTTTGTAGCACCTTTAACATTTTTATCAAACGCATTAGGTATGGAATATATATTATATGCATCAGCTTTATAAAATAACTTTTCAGATCCTTCAAATGAAGCCCCTTCAGTTCCTCCAGTTCCACCAGCAAGCATAAATCCAAATGATACATCTCCATCCTCAACAGCCTTTCTATTTACGTTCCAAGCTGTTTCTAAGTTAGGGAATAAACCGTCTTCTTCATAATGAATTAAAGGTCCACGAATACCCCTTGCTTTTTCAGGATTATCTTTTAATGATATACCAAACACAGAAGATAACAATCCTCTACGTACACCATAATCATCTAAATAACCTAACTGAATTTCCATCCCTTTCTTACTATCTGTAAGTCTAAGTTTAGCAAAAGGTGTATTATCAGCTATCCAATCTAAACAATCCATTACTTTACCAAAGATCCCTTTATCACCTTGTATAAATGATTTTTCTGAAGCTAAATGAAAGTTAGGGTTACCTGAACCTGGATATACATACATATTTCTTGGACTCCAAGAAGCACATTTAAAACTAAACCCAATTCCCCTACATTTTAATAGTTTACCATGTTTACCATTAGTTTTAGCTTGCTCTATATAATGATGAAATAAATAATCTCCAGACCAAGGTTTAGGAAATTCTCTAACCCTCTTACCTTTACTCTTTTTATTATCACTACTATTAGTTTTATCTTCTTTAACTAACCATATAGGACTATAGTTCCAGTAAAAATATAATTCTCCTGGTATCCATTCACCATCAGATTCCCTAGTTAAACCATGTTCCCATCTATACAACTCTTGTTTCCAAAAAGCAGCATATTCTGATTTAGGGTTTGAATTAACAGGTATATTAGTATATTTACCATTTTTTTCAAAGAATAAAGCTTTCTCTCTAAAAAAATCTATATCTTCTAATATATGAGGTTTAGTTAAGTCTACAGTTATACGACCATTACTATTACGAGGTTTATCTCTAGCATAACCACGAACAGTTTCATCTGATATCATATGTTCTATAAATGATACTGTAGAAATATATTCTTCTAAATCATTCCATACTTCCTTATGTAAAGAATCTTTTAATTCTTGTGTTATAGGTGTTTGATATTTGTTTAACTTTAAACTTAATAAATCTACCATAAATGTTCATTTAATACAACTGCTTTAGTTCCTAATATAGTTAATGCTACAGATGCTGCATTTTCTAAAGCACATCTAGTTACTTTAGTAGGATCAACTACTGTGTAATCATCAAATATAAAAGGATTAACTTTAGCACCATTTTCATTAATAGTCTTATTAGGAGCTCTAAGAGCATTTAAAATTAATTTATAAGGGTTTTTACGACGTTTAAAAATATTTATTAATTTTATCCAAAAAGATTTACTACTATCAACGTCTAAAGTGTCTGCAATCTTATATAAAGCTACTCCACCACCCTCTAAGACACCTTCTTCTAGTGCTGATGATACTGCATATACAGCATCCTCAATTCTATCATAACGTTCTTTCATTTCAATCTCAGATTTAGCACCTACTTTAATAATAGATACTTTTCCATTAAGATTATCAATTCTTTCTAATAAAATCTTTTTATCATAACCTCCTAAATTAGGTTGTTTACTTAATGTAAAGAGATTGGTAATTCTTTGCTCAATATCAATATCATCATGCGGTATTAATACAGTTTCATTAGATTTAACTGTTACACTTTTAATTCTACCTAATCGCTCTACTTCAACCATTTTAGAAAGATCATCTATAATAATACTATCAGTAAGATCGCTTAAATCTTTTATATACTCATTTCTATAGTTAGCATAACCAGGTGTTTTAACTGCCAGTATTTTTAAAGCATTATTAATATGATTGGTTTCTAACATATGTAAAGCATCATCACTAATAAACTCTGTTATTATTAATAAAGGTTTTTCTTCTTTATTACAATAAGTTAGTATTCTTTTTAAGTTATCTAATTTATCTAACTTACAACCAAGTAGTAATACAACAGCATCATTAATCTCAGCAGTATTTTTAGCTTCATTAGTTATAAACTTCTTACTAAAGTATGTTACAGGATATGTTACACCTGTTATTAACTCTAAACTATCTTTAATAGCTTTACCTTCTTCAACTTTAACTACTGTAGAATGGTTAAATGCTACTTGTATTAATTCTCCTATTTTACGATCATTATTAGCAGATACAGTAGCTACATCTACAATATCATCAGCAGTAATTGTAGTGGATGATTCTTTAATAAGATTTAATACTTTTGGTAATACTGTAGCATAAACTTCTTTAATTTGATTATAATTACCACCGTTATTTAAAAACTTAATACCATTAGTTATAAGTGCTTGAGCTAATACAATACTAGTTGTAGTACCATCACCAGCTTCTTCAGCAGTCTTTTTAGCCACTTCTTTTAACATTAAAGCACCTATGTTTTCTACAGGATCTTTAAGCTTAATATAGTTAGATACTGATACACCATCTTTAGTAGCATAGGGTTTACCATATTCATTAGCTATAATAACTGTATTACCACTTGGTCCTAAAGTTACTTTAACTGTATTAGCCAACTTATCTATACCACTTAATAATTTGGATAACACTTCTTTATTTGCTATAATTTCTTCCATATTATATACCGTCTTCAAATGTATTAAATGTTCTTACTCCTTTCTTCTTACTATCAGCTTCTTCTTGTTCTTTAACAACTTCTTTATAAGCTGCTTTTAAATCATGCATTAGTTTAGGCATCTTACTTACAGCTCCAGTAATCTTAGATATATCTGTAATAATTTTACCTTGATTATCTCGTTCATCTAACAGCTCTTTAGTTCTACCTAAATACTCACCAATAGCAGATGCAGATTTTAAAGTTTGTTTATATAAAGCTTCTATAATAGTACTACTACGTTCCTCATAAAGAGCAATAGCAGCCTGCACATCATTATCAATTTTCCAAGTTTTAGGTAATCCAATGTCTTTCTTAATTTCTTCTGTTCGTACTTCTAAGTCAATTATATATTGATAAGTAGATTTAACATCTGTATAATGCCATATAAACTGCATCTCTAAATGAGACCTAGTTTTACCTTTAGACTTATCTCTTGTTAATAACTTCTTAAAAGCGAGAATTCCCCATGCTTGTTCAACAATGGAGAGTTCCCAATCTTTCATCTCAAATAGATTCATTATCTATTATCTAATGCTTTAATATATCTATCTTCAATTAATGTATACATAACCTCATCCACTTGAATAGGGTCAATCTTAATCTGCACAGTCATTTGTGTTTGATCTGTATCAGAAGGTACTTTAACTGATAACTTATCTAAATCAATTATAACTTTCTGTCCTACTTCAAATGTACAATTAGCTCCTTTAGCAACTATATATTGTGTTTCAGATAATCCAGTATTAGATATAATTAATCCGTCTTCTTCTACATCAGTATTTAAAGTAATTAATACTTTATTAAATGTTGGTACTACTGGAAAACCTTCAATTACTTGGTTTACATCTTCCTGTGTCATGCGTTTTATTTCTTCCATTTATTCTTATTTAAAAATGTTGATACTCTATTTTGTGTTACTTTAACCATTCTATAATTAGTATATAATTTACCAATAAACTTATACATAAAATTAGTTTCTAACTTATTAAACTCTTCTTCATTTACTGTTTGTAGACTTAGTTTCTCTATAGTCTCTTTAGTAAACTTATAAGGAGATTCTGTTATTTCATCAAACTGTTGATCCGTTATCTCATTATCTTTAATTATATTATGTATTACAGATTTAAGCTTAGGATTTCTTCTCTTCCTCATCTACAATATTTAATTGTTTTAAAACTTTCTTTAATTCAGATTTGTTTTTAATTAAACCCCTAAATAAACTACGGTTATATTGGTCAGCTAAGAAAATAACTATAATATTATCTTCATACAATAACCTAAGTTCTTCATCATCATTTAAAGGTAAATTAAAACAGTCATCAGTTATTTGTTTAAACCCTAAACTTTCTATATCAGATTTATCTAAGTATTTAACTCTATATTTTCCTTCCGTAAAATTATACGCTACAGATGTGTCTTCAAAAACTTGGTTAAATAAAAAAATATACCATTCTTCTGAATATTTATTATAAACTTCACACTCAAACCCAACATAAAATTCAGATATATCTGGTATATAGTATTTACTTTCCATCTTCTACAATATTAAAATTAAATATTATCTTAAAATTATTACTATCAACTTCTATATTTGGTATATAAGTAGATACAATCTCATTATCAATAACTACACCTTTCTTTCTAAGTGATGTTAATACATTCTGTAAATTAGGATCTTTAATACCAAGCTCTTTCTTTATTAGTTGCTTTGTATCATAATCAAAAACCATCTTCCAACATAACTTATCATTAGTTATATCCTTTCTATATTCAAAGAAATAGTATAACAATAAGCTTAATATATTATGTTGTTGAGAAGTTAGTTTATGAAAAGGTTTAGTTATTTCTAACCACCTATAGTATAAACGCTTTCTACTAACATTAATATTAGCTATCTTCCCATTCTTCATTATTTATTATATTTATTCTTGTAATCAAATATATCTTTATGTCCTATCACTTCATTTATAGAACCACATTTCATACATAAGTTATTATCATCTTCATCTACTTTAATAAACAATGATTTACAATGTTTACAAGATACTACAGGTTCATCATCGTAGTCTATTTTAGTTTTATCCATTATATTAATTATTTGTTGTTCTACTAATTCTACATATTCCGTATCATATAATGGGAAAGGAGATCCCCTATTAACTAAGGTTATATGTTTTAATTCTTTTTTAAGGTATTCTAATCTTTCCATTATTCAATTATATTTAATTGCTTTAATATTCTTTTTAATTCTGATTTGTTTTTGACTACTCCAGCAAATACTATTGTTTTACCTACTGCTCTATCAAGGTCTTTCTTGAATATAGTGATTGTATCATTTTCAGTGTTCCATCTCTTTGCATCATAAACATGCATTGTGATGTTATCTTTAACATAAGAAGATTCAGTTTCTTTTTTAAATACAAACCCCAAACTCTCTATATCTTCTCTGTCTAGGTGTTTTACTCTTACTAGGTGTCTTTTCGAGGCTATTTCATATAATAAAGTAAGGCCATCATAATCCCCTGTTAAATCATCACAATCATTTAAAGTAGCAGGGTGGTATTTAGTTTTACTTCCCATTTCTAATATCTCATATTCAAACCCAACATGAAACTCCTCTATTTCTGGTGTGTAATATTTCTCCATTATTTATATATTTTTAATTCAGATCTCCATTTACCATCAACTTTATTTACAGATGGTTCAAACTGTATATTAGTATTAGTATTCTCCATAAACACTTCTAACATAGTTGTCATATCTTCTACAGCAGTAATAGCTTCAGATACTTTATTATGGTCTTCTACGTAGTTATTCATCTACAGTTATTTTATTATCAATTTTAAACTTATCCCATTCTACTTCATTAAGCATATCTGGAAACCTTTCACCATCATTACAAGACTTATCATCATAAACCTTTTTATGTGGAGGACAACCACAATTCTTACAACCTTTATTAGAAACACAATCACTGCATAGAGATATTCTATACAGGATTTGTTCTTGTTTATGTTTAGGATACATACCTAGTTTATCTAAGTATAAATTATAATGTCCTCTGATGAAGCTTTTAACATTTTTAATCGTTATCTTTTTCATTATGTTCGTTTAAATGTATCTATGTATTTAGAAGCTAATCCAGGACCTTTAACTTTAACTTTATATGCTTTATGAAATTCAACCTGATCTTCTGTAGAACCACTTCTATATACACCAGTTGCCATAATAGCTTGCCCATGTGCCATTGCTGAAGCTACATCATTTACTTCATATTCATAATACCCATGTTGTACAAATATCTGTACTTTATATACTTGCTTCATCTAACTTACTTTGTTTATTAATTAATATCATCTTCTCCATAGCACCTAAAGTAATAGAAGATACCTTTGCAACTTCCTCTACAATGTTATCCTCAGTAAGTATAACACCTTCTACAGCTAATAAGCTAGATATATAATCTAATTCATTTAACTTAGCGTAAAACTCTTTCTTATGAAACTTAGCATCCTTTAATGCTTTCTTACGTTCAATCCTTTTAGCTTGTCTATTTAATCCCATCTATTAATTTTAAAAGTTCATCATAATTCTCTCTACTCATAACCACTAAGTCAGTTTCAAAATGTACAATAGAACTATCTTCTACTGGATAATCTTGATTGTATTTAACTAAGTGGTTTAAATCATCTAAAGCATCTACAATACTAAAACTTTTATTAATCTGTAAATCTACTTTATCTAATACACCATTCTTAGTCATCATTCTTCTATGACTTTTATTATTTATTTTATGTACTCTATTTGTTAGTATTTCCTTGATTCCATTCATCGTTATAATATGTAAAATTATTTAGTTGATCTTCTTTTAACATTCTCACTTACTTGTTTATAATTAGCATCTAAATGAATATTAGAAGTTAATGAATCAGTTGATCTAAAGCCCCTAATATAAATAGTAATAATATATCTATAACCAGATCCAGGTTCTTCAACATAACCAAGGAATACATCATCTTTCCTATTCTGTCTGTATCTATCTAAGAATGTTTTAGATTCTAATATAAATTTTTTATAATCTTTACTTATATCTTCTTTAATAGTATTATAAGTTTCTTCTATGTTTATTTTAGTCATGTACTTTAATTTTAATATAGTTGATATTCATTATATTTTTCTTTGAAACCTATAGAACCAAGTTCTTTATACTCCACTACATAATCCCAAACTTCTTCAGTTAATTCTTCTTGTCCATTCATATCATCACCATAATATAAATCTTCATAACCATAACCTTTCTCAGCATATTTAGATGCTATATAAATTTTATCTTTTAATTCCATATACTTTAATTATTTAATTCTTGTACAAAGGTACAACATTTTTTTGACAATTCCTAATTATTTACCATGTTTTTTTAAATATAATATAGCTGCTTTTAATAATTTTTTATCATCTTGGAATTTACCTAAAGCTGTATTACATAAATCACAAAGTAATTCTCTTACTTTTCCTGTGTTATGACAATGGTCTACACACATAGCTCTATTTTTACTTTTTTGAGGTTGATTACATATTGCGCAAGTGTAATTTTGACGCTTAAGCATATCTTCAAATTCAGTTTCTGTAATCCCATATTTTGAAACTAACTGTTGATTTCTTTGAGCTCCCACTGTGCATTTAGTACACCTGGAAGCTAAATATTTTCCATTTTTTCTAAAATTAATCTTTAATAATTTTTTATTACAAAGTGTACAAACTTTATGATTAGGATATTTTTTTAATTTTTTAATATATTTCATATACAAAGATACAATAAAATTTTTTAATATCCTAATTATTTAGCATTTATTTTTAAATTTTTTTAATAAAGCACCTAAAATAGTAAGGATTATTTTTACCTATTAACTTCATAAAAAGCTTTTGCAAATCCTTGACTACACCAACTTCTAATACTCATATCATCATTTATAAGATGTTTTGCCCACTCCATCTCAGGTATTAATTCTTTACTTGATTTATGTAATATTGCTAAAGATGGTTTTGTTCTAGTTGGTCTTACGTATAAAGGTAATTTAGGTACATTATCCCATTTATCAAATACTTTATCAGGTATATTAAAATTACCCCATAAAGCAGTTTCTTTTGTCCAAGGACTCCCATATTGCCAAGGTTGATATTTTATTACTGGTTTACCTAAAAATTTATGTAAATCTCCTTTACCAGGATTTTCTATCACCCAAAACTTAGGGTTACATTCTTTAATTATTCTAAGACAATGATTTACTAAAAACATTCCTTTTTCATAATCTTTTTTATCAGAACTTCTACCTTGTATATTTGAAAACTCTGTGCAGACAGGATTAGCAATTATGCCATAAACATTTTTAGGTGGTGTATAATTCTCAACACCTATTTCAATACCTACTTTAATAACTTCGTAGTTATCATCTAATTGGTAAAATCTACTGTCACTTCCTATATCTGCACATAGGTGTAATATTATTTTCTTCATATTTATATATTTTATTTATTAGGTGCTAAAGAGTTTCCCCTCCTCTTTTATAATACTCCTACCCCTTCAGAAACGTCATAGCCACTATTAGTGGAAGCGATTAGTGTAGTTGTTTTGTGTTTGTTATTAAATACATGCAAATATACTAAAAAAATCTGAGACTACCAAATATTTAGGTACTTATTTTTAAAATATTTTATAATTAACTTTATTACAACAAAAAACCCATCTGTTAAGACGGGTTGGTTGCTACTTTATATTAAGTTGTTTTAAGAGTATTTTTAATTCAGATTTGTTTTTAACATCACCTATAAATAATTTAGTACCTCCAATAGCTCTTAACCTATCTCTAACTTCAATTTTAGTTAACATTCCTTCATTAACATCTCCCAGCCATATAGAAACATTATCTTTAATATATCTACTGGCATTTACTTTATCTAGTTGTTCAAACCCCAAATCCTCTATATCAGAACGATCAAGGTATTTAACTCTAGTTATTTGAGGTATAATATATTTATCACCTAATACTTTGTGATGCCATCTATCATTAGGTGTCCGATCACCACAATATTCAAACTCAAATCCTATATAGAATTCTTCTTTAGTTGGTTGGTAATATTTATCTTTCATATTGTATAATTTTATTTAAATGTTTATTTAAGAAATGTTTTCTATACTCTGATCCATTATAAAATGTTTTATCACATTGACTGCATTTAATGGTTTTTACTTTCATTTGTTATCGTTTAAAAATTTCTGTTGCTGTAAATAATTTTCTAGTTTCATCATCATATAAACTAGATTTAGTAGACGATTTAAGTCTTTCAATCCATTCACCATCGTTAAGTCTATATAAAGTTATGAACGAATTTAAACTATATGGTAAAGCGTTTATATTTTCAGGGTCATCACTCATATCACCAGTCCATTTATCTATATAACCTTCTTTACAATGAAATCTTTTAATAGTAGTCCAATTATATTTTAAAGTTTCAATCATTTGTTAATATTTGAATGGTAAACACCAACATTTTGATGTACCTACTGTATCAACATCCATTTTACAGCACTCATTGTAAATACGTACTGGATTTTTAATAGTAGTTGGTTTAACTTTTTTAGTAAAAGATTTACTTGTTTTTTTAATCATAAATTTTATTGTTTTAAATATCTATTTTGTAAAGGTACAATAAATTTTTTTAATATGCAAGTTTTTTAGGACTTATTTTCAAATTATTTTTAATATAGTGTAAATTGTGTATATGTATGGCTTATTTATATTGAGAGTGTAAAAAAAATATTTTTAAAAAAAATTTTTGGAAAAAATATTCTTTGACGAGTATGTTAAAAAAATTATTTTTAACGAAAGTGTGGACTAACCCAATACATCACCCCCTCTTCCATTCACTTTGGGGTTACCACCCCTTCGTTCATTCCAGGGGTCACACTCTTCTTTAGTCTTGAGGGATTTAGTTTTCTTCATTGATTAAATACTGTATCGTATGTATCAGAGTAGGTAGCTAGCCTATATTACAAGTAAAAGCTAATATGTATCCGTATGCACATCACGTTGAGTGATAGGATAAACCGATAAACACTTATTAATATTAGGTGCTTAATCAAATGTCATCAGCCCTTTGTGGTTCTACGTAAATGATGTCAACACACTATGGTAGTGCAGTGTGTATATTTGAATATTAACTTAAAATATATATAATTATGAAAACTATTAAGATTACAGTAGAAGTGTCAAACAACGATGAATACAACACATCAACACTTAATCAAGCAACCTATGATAATACACCATTAGGAGTAGCTTATGCAATGTCTTTGTTAACTAATGCTATTGAAGAAGCTAATAGAGAAGAAGAGATTGTTTTTTGTGCTGAAGCATAGAAATAGTGTGTTATAGTGAGTGTGAGCCTAGCTTTATGATTAAGTTTACGTTCACACACACTACTACACATCATCACACATCTCATCACACAATCACGTAATTACATCGCTATAAAACATATAGCATATTTAATATAACCTTATAAACAAATAACTATGATAATTGACCAACCAGCTATACAAAAGCAAGTACGTAACATCATTAAATCAAACTTAACCATTAAAGGAATTAACCCTGATACAGGTTGTGAGGGTAAAAAGCTTAATAGCAATGTTGCAATAAAAGAACTATTTCAATTGTTACGTGATAACAAAATAATCGATTAAAACAATACAACTCTCATCCAACGTAAGGATATACATTACAACAAGCAAACTTTAAATAGTTAATGCATACGTTGGTATAGCAAAGTGGAACTTTGTGAGAGTTTTAATACACAGCAACTGAACTGTACCAAATCAGTATAACTAAAACAGGCATAATGCCACTAACAGTTTGGAGAACTTTAAACCCACTATAAAATGAACACAGAAAGATTTGAAAAAGACGGACAAAAAATTTGGGAAAACGGTAATATTTTCTCTGGTTGTATTAAAACAACTTCAGAAGAATTTAACCCTGAAACAGGTTTTGTTGCAGAAACAAAGCATATGAATTGGGTTAAAGGTAATTCTGAAGAAATTGTTGAAAGAACAATTGGAATTGTTACTAAACAACTTAATGCGGGGAACTTAGTACCTTACAGAGTATTCTCTGAAACACCTATTTACGAGGGACAAGAAGAGGATATTAATCCAACAACACAAGCTAAATTAGGTAGATATTCTCAATCAAGATTGGGAACACCTGCCAAAGCATTGGAAATGGATAGAAAGTTTATTACTGTTGAGGCTAAAGTAGTTGTTAACAAAGAGCCAATTCCATTAGTACCATAACAAATATTAGGGGAGTAAAATCCCCTTTTATTTAAGTCATTCTAGAAGACTATAAATATATAACCTCTGACGAGGCTAGAACGAATATACTATTGGAACGAGGCTATTAACAATCTCTTAGTACTTTAGTATACAGGTTTAACAATATAAATTAACAATTAAATATACAATTATGAAAAACTATCAAATTATTACAGGAACACCTAAAAAAGAAAATGTACAATTCCCTACAACATCACGTAGAATAATTAAACACGGTAAAAAATTAAGTAAATTTCAGTTAAAAATGAATAGATTTAGAAACTTTATATACAATACAACAGATGAATTTAGTATTAACAGTTCTAAAATAAGTAATAATCAACGTCAAGAATTAAGACGTAAAGCATTAGCTCACGCTGGCTTTTAACAACATTAAACCTCACGGCGATAACATCAATGTGAGGTATTTAAAATAAACTCTCATCCAATTGCTGGCTGCGTATCCTCAACATATGCTAACAATCTGACGTCTATATTCTATGAACTAGTTGAGTACCTCAGAAACAAGAGTCAAAGTTTAAGTCAAGGTGCAACCTTGTGAGAGTTTTTAAATTAACCTAATAAATAATAAACTATGAATAGACAAGAAGAAATAAAAACTTTACTAGCTAAACTAACTTATGATTTAAATAGTATTACTGAAGAAACAAGATTTAGTAATAATTTAAATAAATTAATAGAATCTTCTAAAAAAATTATTAGTATAAGTGATAATATAAAAAAATATTTAATTGAATTAAATAAACTTTAAAACTAAACTAAATGATAAACATTAAAATATCAATACTAATATGGTTATTAGTAGGATTAGCTACATCTATAATAGTAGTAGCTACATCACAATCACCTAAATATAATAAAGGTGATTGGAAATACATATTAATATCAACGCTATGTGGTATATTTACACCATTTGTAGTTGCTATTATATTATTTGATATACATATAATATCACCAAATAGAGAACTTAAAAGAAAGAATAAAGGTTCAATTAAATGAACTCCAACCAAGTCTACAAATAGTTTGTAGATATATAGCTAAATTAAATAACTATGAGAAATAATGACAGTAAATTAATTAAAAATACATTTCTAATAATTATAGTAATTGTAATATTTTTAATATCAGCATTGATTTAATAGATAGTATTATTGATATTGATATAGAACTCTAAAAGATGGATATATCAATAATACTATTTATATAAAATAACCTTGTAATTAAGTGACCAATCCTGCCTGTAAATTTGGTGTGAGTTGATAACAGGTAATTACAAGGTTATAATTTAAATATAGTAGATATCTGAAACGATTTCTTGTAATGATGAAAGTTTAGAGCTTTTATCCTATATTTAAAATACTAGATTAGCTCAGTTGGTAGAGCAATGGTTATACAAGCCTAAGTCGTTGGTTCGAGTCCAACATCTAGTACAAAATAATATTAACAATTTAAAACTAATAAATATGTGTACATATATAAAAAATAGTAATGAACCTTGTGATACTTGTCCAAGAGTAATATCTGCATTACATATGTGTGATTATCTTAAAGAAGAATTAGAAGATCTTACTGAAGAATATTAACAATTTAAAACTAATAAAATATGATTATACTAATGCAACAAACAGTAAATTTACTAGTATCAAAAAATATTGATGTTAGTAATATAAATGTTATAAAAACAAAAGAATTTAATAAACAACCTTATTATATATTAAAAGATGAAAAAGAAATGTAAAATTATACTATTACCTACAGAAAATGAAAGTAGTATTTGGTCTCATAAAGGTAGAAGATTATATTTTAATCAAGCTAATTTTAATGATAAGAATGATGAAATTAGATATCATTTATACATCACTTCAGATGATGAAATTAAAGAAAATGATTGGTTTATTCAAATACACCAAGGAAATAAAAGTATTGTTAAATGTGACAAACAAAATAAATCTGTAATAAATACTAATCAATCACGATTTTTAAAAGCTTTTAAAATAATAGCAACAACAGAGACTTCTTTAAATTTACAACAATTATCACAAGAATTAATAAAAGCTTATTGTGATAAACCATTTGATGAAATTAAAGTTGAATATGAACAACCATTAGGACAAAACCCATCTATTCCTAGTTTTATGCAAGAATCTTTAAAACTTAAAACAGATTCATATAATAATATTATTACTAGCTTTATTAAAGATAGTTATAGTAGAGAAGAGGTTATATCTCTAATAAAATCATTTATAGATATAGATGATAATCATTTAAGACATACTTCTAAATTTAAATTAGATAATTGGATTAAACAAAACTTATAACAATGAAAACACATAGAATTTACACAGTTAATAACAAAGCTGTATTAATATTACAGAGATTTACTCATACATATTTAGTACAATTTATTAAAACTGGTAAACAATCTAGTGTTAGTAAGAATTGTATTAAATACTTTGATAAACAAATAAAAACAAACATTAACCAATTAAAATTACAACTATGACAACAGGAACAATTATATTAATAACTTGGTTTTTAGCAGGTTTAATAGGTTCATTATTAATAATATATTATGCTGAAGAAGATTTTACATATGGAGATATTTTACCAACAATATTATTTATAATTTTAGGGTATTTAACATTAACATTTACAATAATAATATTAATAATAAAAAATGTAAAATTACCTAAAAGTGATACAATATTATGGAAACATCCTAAAAACAGATAAAATTATGTGGAATGATGAATATTATGATGACTATGATTATTGGGATGATTATGATTATTATAAACCAAAAACAATAGAAACTCCATCTAAACCAACTATATTATACCCAATATTTTAAACATATACTATGAAAAAACATTATTGGACTACTAAATATGGAGATAAAATAGCTGTAGCTAACATGACAAGTGATCATTTAAGAAACACAGTAAATTGTATTTTAGATGGACGTATTACAGGACGATATCAAAATCGTCACGTAAATAATTGGATTCAAATATTAGAATCTGAATTAAATAAAAGAGAAAATAAATTAATAAACAATAACAAATTATATCAAATATACTAAAAATGAACACAAAAGCAGAAAGTACTCAATTATCAACAGCAAAACAATTTACACAAGCAGATATTCCAGCAATGTTAGAAACTGTAGTAAAAAAAATTAAATTATTAAAGAAAGGTGTTGAAGATAAACCTCAAACAACTGGAGAATTAGATGGATTTGGTAAAATCAATGATATTAAAGACGTTGATACATTAATTAAAGCTTATTCATCAGTTACTAACAGACAAAAATGTTATGATGAAGCAGCTAAAGAAATGTTACCAGAAGGTGTTAAAAAACCTGTATTTAAATTAAATGGTTTTTCAGCAGAACAATGGTTAGCTGATATTAAAAAAAGAACTGTTGAAGTAGGTTTTCAACAAGAATTAGCTAAACTTAATAAAGTTAAAACCAAATTAGAAGCAAATTTATCTGCTGAAGCTAAATTAGCTAAAGACTTAAAAGATATTGCTAACATTTTAGTAGATTAATTATGGCTAAACCACAATTTAAAATAGGTGATATATTACAACCTAAGCCTAATAGATATAAGTCTAATGATGTTACTATACGTAATATTGAAACTATTAAAGTTAAAAAAATTAGAAAAAGGTGGAGAGACGATACTTATATGACAATTGATGCAGAAGTTTTAACTGGTGAATGTTTATACTATAGTAAAAAACTTAAACAAATAACAGTTTTTGATAATGCTTTTGAATTAGCAAAACCTAAAGAAAATTATGCAATATTTTAACTTAACCTTAAATTAAACAAAATGAAAAAATTTATAACAATATTAGTATTATTATTATCATTACAATCATATACTCAATCTACTTTAGATAGTATACCAAATATTACAGAAACAGAAAGAATTATTGATAAATATGGTAGTAAAATATCAGATGGTTTCAATAAAATGGTTGAAGATGTAGTACCAATGGCTGAAGCAGGTTTCACAATGGTTGTGAAATTAAAATTCGTTGAAGGTATTGTAATGTTATTACCATTATTATTTGCAATTATATTTTTAATATTATTTAAAAAAGAATATAATAAAATATATAATGAAGTTAAAGACCAAACTTATAATAATGTTTTTGATGAAGATAATATTACAGCATTTATAGTAATATATTTAATATTATTTAGTGTATTTGCAATAGCTGCAATATTTACAACATATACTGCAATTACACATATATTTATACCAGAATGGTTTGCAATTAAAGAAATATTAAATTTAATATAAACAAATAACTATTATTCCAATTGCATGGACTAGTAATCTCAATGTGGCAAAGTGCAACAAGTTTCCATAAAGATTATAATAGTTTTTAAACAGTTGAGTGGCGGAATTGGTAGACGCAGTGGTTCCAAAGTAAAGATTCGCAATCTTACCACATGGTTATTATATTGGTAATTCTTTATAATAAATGCTTACATATGTATGTTCGAATCATACCTCAACGACTAATTAATAATTAAACATAAATAAACAAACATTATGCAAAATCAAGAAAACAGAGTAGTATTAAACAGAGGACAAATTATTGACAGAATCATTATGAATTTAAACAAAAGAAATGTTTTAGATCATAAAAATTACTTAGTACAACCAGGTACTATTATTGTATAACAATTAATCTTATAAATTATAACACTATGAAATTACAACGTAAAAGAATTAATAAAAATACAGGTGTTCCTGTAAGATCACAATTAGAAATGATGGCTATGTATTTATCTTTAGGATATACAAAGAAACAATCGTGGGATAAACTTAAAATGAGCAATTGTAGAAGTGCTAGTCGCTTACAATTTGCTCAATAACAATTTATGAAATATTTAATATTTCTAAGAAATAGAATAGGTGGTGGTAGATTCATCGCCTATTTTAGTAGTGGCTTTTTTCATTTTAATGATGAGGAAGGATCTAGAACAGTGCATATGAATGATGTTAAACGAAGTTATTTAAAATAGTTTAGCATCTATAACAATATTATTTGAAGTTCATAGTTTTAAATAATTTTAAGGTTAATTGAAGTAAATAGTCTCTAATGATGAAATTAAAGTAATCATTAGAGTTCTATTTATGATTTTAAAGCATTTTAAGTATGTTTTAAGCAACTTTAACAATAATTTAATATACTTATATAACTTAACAAATTTAAATCTCTTAAAACTTATGAAATTAAAACTATTTAAAAGAATATATGATTTTTTTAATAATACTTGTTGTCATTGTGGTAAAGGTAAAGTTAAAAAAGTTAATACAGTTATTATTTTTGGAAGTAAACTTCATATTTATAAATGTAATGTATGTGGAATAACTGGAGTATAATTATAATAATTTACCTAGTGCTAAAGAAAAGTAACATAAAAGAAATATATTAAATATATAAATATATTTAGATCATAGCTTTTTTAAGATTATAGTTGTGTAAAAACGATAAATAGGATTGGACATTTCTGGTCGACTATAATCTTTTTATATTAAACTCTTTGTTTTTAAATAACAAAATAGTAAACAGCATTGTGAGATTAAAAGCTGTAGCTCACTTACTAAACTTTATCAGAAGTTGCATTTATTTAAAATATTACCAGTAGAAGCACAAGTATATACTTGATAATATGTGGTCTATTTAGGTAGAGAAAGGTGATACCAATAGCTGAATTTGGACAAAGAGTTTATTATAATTAATAATTA